TCCAAGTATCCTACAACGGGGCAATGTGTTTTGTAAAACATAATCTCCCAGAAGAAAAGATAATTACTCCTGATGGAGACTCTGTATCCTTATCATTCTTAACTGTCTCTAGTCTTAACGGTGTCTGGCCTTTTATATGTACCCTTGGCGGTCATCAATCAGCCTGTTTAAATAAACAAGTATTTGTTAGTGGTGCCGCTAATATCTACAAGGCTAGACATACTAAGAAATTAGACATTGATCACGGTGCTTCGTTGATTTCTAAATCAGTAGAGGTGTTTGCTAAAGAAGTAAACATGTGGCATGAATGGGCTAACGTAAAGCTTAATGATTTACAGGCCTTCTGTATGTTTGCTAAGGCAGCGAATGCTACTACAGTAGCTAACTGGCTTAAGGAATACCCAAACTCCTCAGTAAATGAGATGCTACTGCAATCTAATATCTACAAAAATACCGCATTGATTTATATGTGGAATCGTTGGACAGAACATTATCGTTTTGCATTAGGATCTAATCAATGGTCTGTGTATAATGTAATGACTGACTGGGCTACACATGCACCAGCCGCCAGAGAATCTTCGCAAGTAAACATTGCATCGATATCTTATAAGCGTGGTCAGACTGTACGTGAAACAATTATTAATAACTTTAAGGATGCAGCATGAAAATTGAAATGAAAATTGATACAGCAAAGATTGATCTAGATGCAGACTATATTTTGCAAGCTTACACAAAAGAGTATAAGAGTATAAATAACGTGTATAAAGAGACAGGCAAGAAGAATATAATTTCCTGCTTTACTACTTTTAAATGCTATGAAGAGCCAGCAGAACAGCTCCAAGGTATATTAAATTTGAGGGAGGCGCTGCTTAGAGCATACGAGTTTTACCCTGATGGTGAGGTAGTTGTGGAGTTAATTATAAAGGATGAGATGGTGAATGTATGAAAGTAGAACTAGACATGGATGCACAAGACTTAGAAGACATAGGAGTTGACTTCGTAAAGGAATCCTATATTGGTTTGCTTTCAACGCTGATTGACTTACCCGGCAATAAAACAGAAAGAGAACTTTTTGATATTGAAGATGAGCTGATACAAGATCAAAGGAGATTGGAATGCTTTGAAACTGTTTTAAAATATATACTACCTAAAGGAGAAGCCAATGCGTTTATTGCGGAACAGCATCACACATTTTCTAAACAGATTGACCTCTTTAATTAAAGGGGTTTGGGAAGACATGACGGCGGGTGAGTTAAGTGAGAACGAAAGAACTTATATTAAAACATCTGCTGTTGTGCTATTATTATTTCTTTATGTATGGGTGACAATATGAAAGTAGAGTTGATTGATTTGATGGGTGGGGACTTGACTGTTGTAAACAGTGCCAGAGTATCCTTTGATAAGACAGCATCTAAAGTTAAGGAGTCAGACCAAAAGTTGATCAGGTTCCTAGCAGCACATGACCACTGGACTCCTTTTGGACACGTTCAGGCACAATTTAGAATTAAGGCTCCGGTCTTTGTCGCAAGGCAGTTGGTCAAGCATCAGGTAGGCATGGTGTGGAACGAGGTAAGCCGTAGGTATGTAGATACTGCGCCAGAGTTCCATGCTCCAGAGGGTTGGAGAAAACGTGCGGCAGATAAGAAACAAGGTTCACTTAATGAAACAATAGAGAACGACTCTCTAGTATACAACTCCTACTGGGACTTGATGACTAGATCAGAAGAGCTGTATGATTTCATGCTAGAAAAAGGTGTAGCCCCTGAACAGGCTCGCATGATTCTGCCGCAGTCTATGATGACTGAGTGGATTTGGACAGGCTCACTTGTTGCATTTGCTAGGGTCGTTAAGTTAAGATCCAGCGACGATGCACAGTATGAGTGTCAGCAGATAGCAAATAGGATTAAAAAAGAGTTAGACAACACCCCACAAGTTCAATATTCTTGGAGAGAATTATGTCAATAGGCACTAGGATTTTTGTACACGATACTGTTAAGATTAATATTAAAAAATCTTTAGCGGATGACGAACAGTCTAAAGATACTTGGGACATTACGATAACAGATGATAGAGGTGAAAATGTGACTATCTATTGTTGGGGTGATGATGCTATACTAACTGGAGATCTTACAGGAGAAGGTGTATGACAGCAGATGAGGAAGGTTGGATTGAAGGCATGTCAGATTTCTATTCATCAATAGATGACGCATGGTCTAGGATCTTTGCAATGATACTAGGCACTAGACAACCTAACGATAAAGTTAAAGAAGAATTTATTTTGTTTATTAAAGAAAGACTTTCTGATGCAGGTATGCGCTTGACAGCCTTGTCGGAGGATGATACCATGAGTCTTTTCCCAGAGTTCTTGGAGTATTTATCAGATGGTAAGGAGGCATCTGGCAGTTGACAAAACTTTTGTAGTAACTTAAACTTAAAAACTATTTTATAATTAGGAGTATTTTATGCCAGTAGTAACAGGAACAGCGTATTGGGCCAACGTACTAACACCCAATACTAACTATGAGCCGGTCTATACTGTAAACTTAGTTGTGCCTGACGATATCGCAAAGGACTTCAAGGAGCGGGGCTTTACTATTAAAGAAATGAATGAGGGGCCAGCCCTTGTTATTAAACGTAAAGTTAACGGAGCGAAAGGACGCATCAACCCTGCCCCCGACTTAGTTGATAGGGCTAAACAACCTATCAATGTAAGCGTAGGTAACGGCTCTACAGTCAGGGTGTTGTATAAAGAATGGGCTTCAGAATATAAGGGAACTTTATTTAGAGGCTTGGACTTCTGTAAGATGCAGGTACTAGATCTTGTAGAGTACGGTGGTATGGACGATGACTTTGAAATTGAAACAGACGAGGAGATTGATGACCTATGACACAGTTCACTTATAAAACTGAAGACGGCCTGTATGATGTAGAGAAATTAAATGATACTGCTAAAGTAGCTTTTAATTATCTTGCGGAAGTACAGTCTGAGATTCAAACACTTACTAAAAAGATTGATGTTCTTAATGCAGCAAGTAAAACATATAATAGTATGTTACAAGAGAACCTAGATCCTGAAGCCTTAATAACTGAGGAGGAACCGGAAGAGTCTTAAAACAACGGGGGTTTAAAAGCCCCCTTTTTTTTCAATCAAGGAAAGTACAATGGGATTCGTTAAATATCATCAACCATGTGTAGAATGCGGCGGTAGTGATCCAGTATCCATCAACGATAACGGCACTGCTATTTGTTTTAATTGCAGGAAGTGGTATAGGAACTACGAGGCTGAGACTAAGAATGCTACTGCACCTGTAGTGGTCAGCTTAAAGGAAACAAAAAACAATATGAAAATGGAATCATCAGGAGATTTCAACGAGTTAACTGATAGGAACATAGGCCTAGTTACTGCTAAAAAATATGGAGTCAAGTCCATTATTTCAGGAGGTCAGGTCGTCCAACATTCTTACCCTTATTATATAGCTAATGAAATTGCTGGCTATAAAGTTAGGGATCAAGATAAGATGTTCTCATGGAGCGGTAACTCTAAAGGTACTGGTCTTTTTGGCGAGCAGTTGTTCCAGAACAAAGGTAAGTACATCACTGTCACTGAAGGCGAGTGCGATGCTATGGCAGCTTACGAGTTGCTTGGATCTAAGTGGCCTGTTGTATCATTAAAGAATGGTGCAGGTGGTGCTCCCCAAGACTTTAAAAACTCGTTAGAGTTCTTAGAGAACTTCGATACAGTAGTAATAAACTTTGATAATGATAAGCCCGGAAGGGAAGCAGCCCGTAAGGTTGCTAAACTTTTAACTCCGGGCAAAGCTAAAATATTATACATGCCTGATGAGTATAAAGATGCTAACGATATGCTCAAACAATTCAAGCAGGGTTTATATGTCACTGCTTGGTGGGCAGCTAAGACTTACACACCCTCCGGTGTAATGAACCTATCAGATAATCTCGACAAACTTAAGCACCGTGCAAAAAAAGAATGTATTGCTTATCCTTGGGAGGGCTTAAATAAAAAGCTCTACGGTATACGGCAAGGCGAGCTTATTACTTTGACAGGCGGTACAGGCTTAGGTAAGTCTAGTATAACCCGTGAGTTAGAGCACTGGCTTATCGGCAACACAAAAGACAACGTAGGTATCTTGGCTTTAGAGGAGGATTGGACACGTACTGCTGATGGTATTTTATCTATAGAGGCTAACACCCGTTTATACATTGATGAGGAGCGTGATGCTTACGGACAAGATAAATATGCAGAACTGTCTGATAATTATTTTAACGGAGAAAACAAAGACCGTGTATGGATTCATGCTCACTTCGGTGCCAATGACTTTGACGATATACTTAGCAAGCTTAGGTATATGATTATAGGTTGTGAGTGTCGTTGGATTGTTGTCGATCACTTGCACATGCTCTTGTCATCCTTAGTTTCTGGCGATGAACGTACCGGCATTGATAATATTATGATGCGGCTACGTAAACTCGTTGAAGAAACAGGCGTCGGTATGGTGCTGGTATCTCATCTAAGAAGGGTTGAGGGTAACAAGGGACATGAGAATGGTATAACTGTATCGCTAAACCATCTCAGAGGGTCTCAAAGTATTGCTCAATTAAGTGATTGTGTCATTGCACTTGAGCGGGATCAGCAATCTGAAGATCCTCAAGAAGCTAATACGACACATCTTAGAGTTCTTAAGTCTAGGTATACTGGGGATGTTGGTATGGCGACACACTTGTTATACGAAAAGGATACGGGTAGACTTAAAGAAGTAGAGCTAACAGAAGATGACTTCGAGGAAATAATATGACTTCTTATGTATTCGACATTGAAACAAACGGGCTTAACCCTACTAAAATATGGTGTGCTTCTTTGTTAGACGTAGACACTAAAGAACAGTTCAACTATGGGCCTGACGATTTAGACAAAGCATTAGATAGTTTACAAAATGCTGACAAGCTTATCGGACACAACATACTGGGGTTTGATATTCCTGTAATAAAAAACCTAACAGACATTGATCTTTTCGATAAAACTATAGTGGACACACTGGTCTTATCTAGGTTGTTCAACCCTGTAAGAGAAGGCAACCACGGCTTAGAGCGTTGGGGCTATCACTTAGGCTGTCCTAAAATAGACTTCCATGAATACGACACGTACTCAACAGAGATGCTTAAGTATTGTGAACAAGATGTGTATCTTAATTACAGAGTCTACATGGCTTTGAAAAAAGAAAGCGCCGGGTTCACTAAACAAAGCGTTGAACTTGAGCACAGAGTAGCCTTGCTACTAAACAACCAGCGACGGCATGGGTTTCTTTTAGACCAAGAGAAGTGTGGCAGCTTGTTAGAAGAACTAAGCACACTGTCCTTAGATATAGAAGAAGATATTGTTAAGGCAATGGGTAAACCTGCGACAGCTTATGAGCTTCGTCCTAAGTATACACAGGCTGGTAAGCTGTCTAAGCTGGGTGCTATAGCCAACAGTAAGAAGTCTCAGAAACTTACTGACGAACAGTTTGATTATTTCACAGCTAACAAAGACTCTTATCTAATTATAAAGACAGAAGATGATTTTAATCTTAACTCTCGTAAGCAGATAGGCGAACGCTTAATTAAACTAGGCTGGGTTCCAGAAAACTTCACACCTACAGGGCAACCTATAATAGATGAAGGGACTCTCAAAAAAATAAAAGACATACCCGAAGCATTACTGATTGCAAATTACTTTATGTTGCAGAAAAGAATTGCTCAACTGCTCTCATGGTTCAAAGAACTTAACGAGGACACAGGCAGGGTACATGGCTTTGTAAATCACAACGGTACTATAACAGGGCGCATGACTCACCGTAGTCCTAACATGGCTCAGATACCTAGCTCTTCTTCAGAGTATGGCGCAGAGTGCAGGGCTTGCTGGACTGTACCTGAAGGCTATAAGCTGGTGGGTATTGATGCTTCTGGCTTGGAGTTACGGATGCTTGCACACTATATGAATGATAAGGACTATACTAATGAAGTTATTAACGGAGATATACACACCACTAATCAAAAACTTGCTGGACTTGAATCAAGATCTCAGGCTAAAACTTTCATCTATGCCTTCCTGTACGGAGCAGGAGATGCTAAAATTGGACAAGTGGCTAAAGGAACTAAAAAAGATGGATCAAGACTTAAGAAATCATTCCTCAATAATCTCCCACCACTTAAACATCTTAGAGATAGCGTTAAAAGAGAAGCAGCAAAAGGATATGTCAAAGGATTAGACGGTCGTAAAGTATTTGTTAGGAGTGAACACGCTGCACTAAATACAAAACTACAGAGTGCCGGTGCTATTGTAATGAAACAAGCTCAAGTTATCCTAGCAGATAAGATAAAAGACTTGGATGCTACATTCGTTGCTAATGTACACGATGAGTGGCAGATAGAAGTTAGAGCAGATCAAGCTGAGACAGTTGGTAAACTAGGTGTGGAGGCTATTGTAGAAGCAGGGCTTCACTTTAATATGGACTGTCCTCTGGACGGTGAATATAATATAGGAGATAACTGGTATGAAACACATTAACCCTCAGACAGGTAGACCTTTTTATTACAAGGATAATCCAGAGGCTGTTAAGAAAAGAGATGAGCGACGTATGTACTTAGACGGTAAGGAAGTCTCTAAAAAACATGCGCTACATAAACCCGGAAAGTATAATTCTTTTGAAGATGCAGCGTTCTCAAGTCTTGGTACATACGCTACCCGTAAGGAAGGCCATGTATATATTATAAGTAACCCAGCTTGGGAGGGTTGGTATAAAGTTGGTAAGGCTGTTGATGCGGATGATCGTTGTAAGTCTTACAATACTAGCAGCCCTCTCAGGGATTATATTGTTGAGCATAAAGTGTATGTAAAGAATAGAGACAAGGCTGAGAAGCTTGCACATACTTTAGCTATAAAAAAATCTAAGAATTATTCAAGCGAATGGTTCTTGATCTCTTTAAAAGATCTTAAAAATATATTAAACTCATTAGATTCCATTGAGAAAAAACAAGAGGAGAGTAACTGTGTCCAACAAGCCTTCGACTTCTAAGAAACTAGATACCCTAGTAGAAGATATATACAAAAGTTTAGAGCCTTTAAACAATAGGGAATCTATAGAACTATCAGATGAAAACATTGACAGGACTGTTGCAGATTTTAAAGAAGCTCTGATACATTGGGCAAGACCTTCGGGCCATAACAAAGAGTTTAGCATTAGGATGTCTAACATCGGCAAACCTGCTAGGCAGTTGTGGTATGAAAAGAAAACTGCACAGGCACCTTCCTTCCAACCTTCAAATCATATTAGGTTTTTATATGGTCACATGCTAGAAGCGGTTGTATTGATGCTGGTGAGGATGGCCGGACACAAGGTAACTGATGAGCAAAAAGAAGTTGTTGTTGATGGCATCAAGGGACACATTGACTGTAAAATTAATGGAGAAGTTGTTGATATTAAAACAGCAGCACGAATGGGCTTCATGAAGTTTCAGTCAGGGGCTGTAGCCAATGACGATCCTTTTGGATACCTAGCTCAGTTAGCTTCCTATGAAGAGGCTGAAGGCACTGAGAACGGGGGCTTCTTAGTTATGTCTAAAGAGTCGGGGGAGCTGTGCTTATACCAACCAGAAGAGCTGGAAAAGCCTAACATCTTAGTTACAATAGGTAACTTAAAGAAGGACTTAGATCAGGCCGTCCCACCCAAGCGATGCTACAATACTGTTCCTGAAGGAGCCAAAGGAAACATAGGTCTTTCTAAACCCTGTTCGTATTGTAATTATAAGTTTGAATGCTATGCAGACGCTAACGATGGCAAAGGCTTACGAACTTTTAAGTATGCCAACGGCTTTAAATACTTAACAGAAGTTAAAATGTTACCAAAGGTGGAAGAAGTATGAACGCTAAACTTATTAAAAAAATTAACCATAGAGCAATTGAAATATTTATTGAGTGGCTACGTGATCAAATCTCAGAGAAAGAAGGGGCTAAGATTAACCACAGTAACGTAAAAGACTTCATACCCAAGCAGCAGTACCACTACAATAAAGGCTACAGGTTATCCGCAGCTTCTCCTAGAGGTATCCGTAAAAAAATTAAAAAGGAAATAAAAAGAGGGGCTGTTCTTTCGGACATGACTAAGGAGACAGTGCTTGACAGGCTATAGAAAACCCAGAGTCAAGCGTCCTAATTTAAAACATAAAGGTTATGATTCTATATGGGAAGCTGTCTTACATGAATCAATATTAAAACATTGGGTACATCATGACGATAAGATACACTATATTATAGAGCATACTTATGAACCTGACTTTGTTAAAAAGATAGGATCTAAGAAAATCCTATTAGAATCTAAAGGAAGGTTCTGGGATTTTGCAGAGTACAGTAAATATATCTGGATAAAAAAAACTTTACCTGATAATATTGAACTGGTATTCTTGTTTGCAAAACCTTCATCGCCTATGCCGGGCGCTAAGAGACGTAAAGACGGTACTAAAAGATCTCATGCAGAGTGGGCAGAAGCCAACGGGTTCAGGTGGTTTAGTGAAGACACTCTACCAGATTCTTGGATAGATGTTAAAGCTAGAGAGACTGAGGCATTTGCAAGAAGAAACGATAAGATAGGTGAATACAGTGAACCTTATACAAATTACGGAGAAGACTGAAGTGAAACAACATACTAAAGATAAGCTTAACAACGCTACCCCTAAAGATTGGGACGCTGTTAGGTGGCTACAAAAAGATGATTCCAAAGAAGATTTAGTCAACAGCCCTGTACATTATAATAAAGGCGGTATAGAATGTATAACCGGAATACAAGCCATGTTAACAGACGAAGAGTTTATAGGTTACTTACGAGGGAACAGCCTGAAGTACCGCTGGCGCTTTCCCTACAAAAACGGAATAGAAGATTTAAAAAAAGCAGCTTGGTACGAAAATAAATTGTTAGAGGTTTTAGAAGATAATGATAGATAAAAATTATCTGGATAGGAAAACTGAGCGCCGCGATAAGTACAATAAAAAGTACAAGGGCAAAGCAACAAAGTCTCAGAAAAACTTTAAAAGTTTAAGAACTAATGAGCTTAACCATCAAGAAGCTAAAGAGGACATAAAAGATGCAGAACAAAGAAAAAAAGTTTGAAGTTTTTTGTGGTATGATGTACGCTGAATACTGCGATGACTACAAAACAAACAACAACCAAATGACATTTATAGAATACACAAAGTTAAACCACACGTTTTTAAAAGAGGAGTTTGAAAAAAAAGATGGATCAATATCAACAATACATACACAAGAGTAGATACGCACGTTACCTAGATGAAGAGCAGCGTCGAGAAGAGTGGGGAGAAACAATCAACCGTTACCTTGCTTTCTTTGTAGAGCGTAACCAGCTAGGAGCTTCTGAAGCTGAAGATCTTTTTAATTCTATTGAAGCTCAAGAAGTAATGCCCTCTATGCGTTGTCTTATGACAGCAGGGCCAGCGTTACATCGTGACAATGTTGCAGGGTTTAACTGCTCTTACCTTCCTATCGACAGCCCTCGCTCTTTTGACGAGCTTATGTACATTTTGTTATGTGGTACAGGCGTAGGGTTCAGCGTAGAGCGGGACTATGTAAGCAAGTTACCAGAGGTAGCAGACAGCTTCCACGAAACTGAGTCTACGGTTGTTGTGTCTGACAGTAAGGTAGGCTGGGCAAGTGCCTTTAGAGAGCTTATCAGCCTCCTGTACGCTGGTAAGATTCCTAAGTGTGACTTGACTAGGGTACGTCCTGCTGGAGCTAGACTGAAGACCTTTGGCGGCAGAGCCAGCGGCCCACAGCCTTTAGCAGACTTGTTTAATTTTACTGTTGATCTGTTTAAAGCTGCTACAGGCCGCAAGCTAACATCACTAGAGTGTCATGACTTAGTGTGTAAGATTGCTGACATCGTTGTTGTAGGCGGTGTAAGACGCTCTGCACTGATCTCATTAAGCAATGTGACTGATAACCGCATGGCTAACGCTAAGAACGGTGAGTGGTATCTAGGTAACGGTCAACGTGCATTGGCTAACAACAGTGCTGTGTACTCTGAAAAGCCTGACTTTGATACTTACTCCTCTGAGATGAAGCGTCTGTATGATTCTAAGTCTGGTGAACGTGGTATCTTCAGCCGTATTGCAGCTCAGAAAGTAGCAGCACGTAACGAACGAAGAGACGCTACATACAAGTTTGGTACTAACCCTTGCAGCGAGATCATCCTACGCCCCTACCAGTTCTGCAATCTATCAGAGGTTATCGTTAGACCAGACGATACAGAGGATACCCTTGTAGAAAAGGTACGTGTCGCTACGATCTTAGGAACGCTTCAATCCACCATGACTGACTTCCGTTACCTACGTAACATTTGGAAGAAGAACACAGAGGAAGAAGCTCTTCTAGGGGTATCTATGACAGGCATCATGGACTGCAAGCTAACTAATGGGTCAACAGGTGAAGAGGCTTTAGGCAAGCTCCTACGAAGGCTTAGAGACGTTGCTGTGTTTGTTAACGGGGAGTGGGCAAAGAAGCTAGGAGTTAATCCGTCGGTTGCTATCACTTGTGTTAAGCCTTCAGGAACTGTCTCACAGTTAACGGACAGCGCCAGTGGTATTCATCCACGCTTTAGTGAGTATTATATTAGGACTGTACGAGCTGATAAGAAAGATCCACTTGCTACAGCAATGATTGATAAAGGATTTCCTCACGAAGAAGACGTAATGAATAACTCTAACTGGGTATTCAGCTTTCCTCAGAAGGCTCCTAACAAAGCGATAACAGTAGAAAGCATGGGCGCTATGGAGCAGTTAAAGCTTTGGAAGATCT